GGATGGTTAGGTCCTGAAGCTGCATGGAAACATTTGGAGACCAAATGCCTCTTTGGTGGTGATGATGGTGTTATCGGCGATCCCCCGACAACATTATCCGATACCGCCAAGTTATTAGGACATGTATTGACTATCGATACTGTCAATAGAGGTGATTTTGGTGTTTCGTTTTTAAGCCGTCAATTCGGTCCAAATGTTTGGTTTGGTGATAATAACAGTACATGTGATATTTTTAGACAAGTATCTAAATTACATGTTACCCCATCGTTACCAAGCAATGTAACTCCAGTCGAAAAGTTAGCCCAAAAATGTCATTCTTTTAATCTAACAGATGCAAACACCCCTATCTTAGGTGCTTTCGTGTCTGTGGTAGTCATGAATCTGAAACCAACTGGTATTATATACCTCTCACGTTGGGGTGATGGACATGACAAAGAAGTACAATGGCCTAATGAACCTAGGGAATGGTATTGGGATATATTGATGAAAGATCCACGCTGGTCAACATTGGATGTTGATCGCTATACCACCTGGTTAAAATCGTTTTTACGAAATTTTGACACAACCATAGCACTTTCTCCACCTATTATTTGTGAAATTGTTAATGAACCACACAAAAACCAAACCGTTCATTATCAAGAAGAAACTATCAAACCAACATCTACAAAATCTACAGTTACGATCACGACTAATAACACCACAAAGTCCACTAGGCAAAAACAACCTTTGACGAAAGTTGACCATATATTGAAACGTCAACAACGTACCAAGACAGAAACGTCACAAACATCTAGTCCAAAACCCCCAAGCGTTACAACAAATGAGCTCGGTTTTGATAAAACTAAACAGAAGGTTGTAGTTGATTTAGTTCCTAAGGTCCAGACGGGGCCCTTAGGCAAAAACTAAACGGATGTAAGGACATATTATAGGACCGGGTAAGTGGGACCCGGTTTCGTTTTTAAATTAATCTTTTCTTATAATATGTCCTCAAAAGCACAAAATCGAAGCCTCAAACGCAACAAGCAAACAAACGCTTCACCACCAAAGAGACAGAAAACACGCAAAGCCACTATCCCCAAACAGTTATGTGAAAGGGTCTGTGGTCTTGTCGACCCCTTCTGCAATGCAGCAATAGGTGCCAAATATCCCGATAGTTCTGGAATTCGTACCCTTGCCTATTCATACCGTTCACAAGCTCAACTAGCAAGCTCTAACACAGGCGATAATGCCTATTTAGTGTTTCCACAATACGGTTATGTCAATATCCACCCAGCCGCCGCATATGCTGGCGGCCCAAATATTATTGGGTGGACTGCATCTGCCCCATCTGGTCTCATTGCAAATGTCACACAATACCGCATTGTATCATGTGGTTTCATATTAAAATCAATCGCAGCCCCACTAAACGCTAGTGGTTACGTCCAAATCCGTGGTTGGGCCAATGATGATGGTTCAACGTACAACACCATGGATGTATCATCCTACAACTCCACTTTTGATCTTAATATACCACTCAAGGACTGTCATGAAATTTGTGTCGTTATGCCACGCACTGCCCAAATGCCACAGACCTTCTATGATATTAATGATGACACAGGAACCACCTCCCTCCAAACCGCCTCAGGATTCGCTCCTGTTACGTTTTATCTTTATGGTTGCCCCGTGTACACAAATTGCCTCGTTCTAGTATTCTATGCCAATTTTGATCACATCTTTGAAGATGGTTCTGGTATG